TCACTACTGGAAACGTAGGATTTTCCAAGCACCTGCTAGCGACGAAGGATTTGTAGTTTATCCTGACAATATAACAACTGATAAAATTATAACTGCTACAAAAGCTAGAAGTGAAGGTTTTACAATTAAAAGAAATGATAGTCTAGTTGCTAGAGCGCCTAAGACTATGAAGAATGAAGGATTTTTAGAATAATAATTATGGCATACGTACTATTTATATCAGAACAAAAATTAAAAGATTTAAGCGCAATAAACCTAAATTGTGATCCAGACCTGTTGCGTCCTTATATTTTGCAGAGTCAAAAACTATATATTGAAACTAAATTAGGCACTAAATTAACGCAAAAAATTAAAGATTTAATTGTAGCAGGAACAATAAATGATGTAGCTAATGCAGCCTATAAGACATTGCTAGAGGATTATATTTCTTTTGTACTAGTAAACTATTCTTTTTGGCACGCCGTTCCGTTTTTACGTTTTAAGATAGAAAATGGAAACATTTATTCTAAAACTTCAGAAACAGGAACAGCTTTAAGTACGGAAGAAGCGCAACACCTAAGAGAAGAAATCGTGAATACAGCTCAGTATTACACTGAAAGGATGATTGACTATGTGTGTAATAACACATCTCTTTTTCCTGAATATGGACAATCGACTGGCGGTGAAGTAAAAGCAAATAAAAACGCATATTACAATGGAATGAACCTTGAAAGACCTATGCGTCAAGGCAATAAAATTACATTACAAGACTTTTTAGATTCTAGTATATAATGAAGAAACACTATAAACCAAAAACAATAAACATAACGAAGCTAAAATCCTACTTGGATAAAAAGCCAAATACAAATAACAATGACAGACCTAAGAGACACACTACAAGTAGGACTAGCTAACGGATCAGCAATAGGGGTTTCCCTAGTTGGTGAGGTTAATGAATACCTAACTCTATTATCGCTTTTATTAGCGATAAGTTTCACTATTTATAAATTCGTAAAATTCAAAAAATGAAAAAACTAATATGCAATCTTATATATAAATTGACAGGGCAAACATATTGTCTTAAGTGGTGTGGTGATTGTAGCTTTAAAGGGTGCAAATGAAACGAACTAAGCTAAATAGCACGAACCCAAAGTATAACAAAAACAAAGAGAATGATGTTAAAGTGCGTCAAGAACTTGTTAAAGAAGTTAAAGGGTGTAAAATATATAAAACAACCTATCTCTAATCTTGTTGAATCAAACAACGAAATTTTGAATTTAAAATACTTTACTCTTTCTGAGTTTGACAGTCCTGATCAATTAGGTTCTGGTTCAAATATGGATCATAAATTTTTAGAAAAATTAGACTATGCTAGAGGAAATGCTGGAATACCTTTTAAGATAAATTCTGGTTATAGAACAAAAGAATGGAATTTAAAAATAGGAGGACGAGTAGGCTCTAGCCATCAATATGGAGTTGCGTGTGATATTCATTGCAATGGAAGTAGACATAGAGCATTGATAATCACAGCATTACTAGAAGTAGGTATTACAAGAATAGGAATAGGGAAGACTTTTATACATTGTGATGTTGATAATAAAAAAGACCAAGATGTTTTTTGGCTTTACAGATAAGTAACTTTACTAAATTAATTTAATAATCAAAAACAAATAATATGAAAACGTGGTTAATTACAACGATTTTAAAATCTAAAAAATTCTGGTATGCAGTAGGATCAATTGTCATTCCTGGTATTGTAACATTTCTTGGAGTTTCTCCTGAGACTGCACAAGAAATATTCTATGCTGCTTTAACTCTTGTACTTGGACAATAATAGATACAGACTAAAACCGCATGAAATTGTGGCATTAGAGAAAATGAGGGCAAACGAAAGGAGAAAGCTTATCATACCAGATTTGCATGCTCCCTTCGTTGAGCCTGGTTTTTTTGAGCATTGTCGAGACATTTATCACAAATGGAATTGTAATTCTGTACACTTCACAGGTGATCTTTTGGACAACTCATTTTCCAGTTTTCACGAGATAGCTCCTGACGGTAAAAGTGCAGGGGATGAACTTGCTTTAGCAATAGAGCAAATCAAACCTTTTTGGGAAGAATGGAAAGAAGCGACTGTTTGCATTGGAAATCATGATGCTATTATTAGCAGACGGCGTAATGTATTTGCACGGAACAGGAAGCTCTGGAAGAAATGGCGCTATAAATAGAGCTATAAACTGGAACACTAAAATTTGTCAGGGTCATATACATACAGAAACGAGTATTATCTATCATGCGAACCAAGACAACTTACTTTGGTCTATGCAGTTAGGTTCGGCATTTAATGTTAACTCTTACGCTGCGAACTATGCAAAGAATTTTACTAAAAAACCCATAATAGCAGTAGGCGTAATATTAGATAATGGGCGTTTGCCTATTTTAGAGCCAATGAATTTATAATGGATAAAGACCTTAACTGGCAGATTTACACTATTTATTTTCTACTTATCTTATTTATTTTACTATTAAGTTTGTAAAAACCTTATCTAGTAATACTATTCTTAACACTTAAATTGTTAATAACTTTGTAAGTAATTATGTCAATAACATTTTATTTTTATATCTTTGCTGTGTTAAAACAAATCAATAATTAAATTAAAAAAAATGAAATTAACAAACAAAGAAACAGGCATTACATTTACTTTAACGCCTAAAGAAGCAGCAGACTTTTTTTATATGAAAGATAATAAAGGTCAATTTATTAACTGGAGAGAAGAGTATATTATCCATAATTATGACAATGAAATAAGTCAGTTCAAATTTTATTTAATAATTACATCAATGATAGCATTGGGATACGGATGCCTTTATTTATTCTTACAATTTAACTACTAATTATGAAACTAGAATGCGATACGTTTTATTTTTACCCAAATGGTACATATACAACATCAAAAACATTTAGGCGAAGAAATAGTCTTCTAAAGTGTAATGATAATGACATTAAAGAATATAGTCAAGCTATTAGAATCTTTGGTACTAGAAAACAAATAGACAAGGCTTTGGATAACTATTGCGATATATCAGGACTTAATCTTGACGAGGCTTATGACTTTGAAGACAAAGAAAAATTAAAAGAATATGCAGAGCAGTATAAAAACAAAGCATTAATAATAAATTTAAGATAAAATGAAAACTAAACTTAAAGACTTATGTAAAGAGCTTCCATATAAATGGAGGGTGCAATCAACTAAATTTGGAACAACTACTTGTGTGGCTTATATAGATGCAAGAGATTGTCAAGATTTACTAGATGAAGTTGTAGGGGCTGAGAATTGGCAGACTATTTACTATGAGCAAAATGGCTTATTGTTTTGTAAAGTAGGTATATTTACAGGCAAAGAATGGGTATGGAAGTCAGACACAGGATCAGAAAGTAATGTTGAGAAAGACAAAGGACACGTATCAGACGCTTTTAAACGTGCTTGTGTTTCTTGGGGTGTTGGTAGGTTTTTATATAGGCTACCAATTCAAAGGTTAAAAACTAAGCAACATACTAACGGAAAAGAATATCCATACGCACCAGAAAAAGACAAAATAATTTTTGACGGAGATACTTTAACAAAGTATATAAATTGGAAACTGAAAAATAAATAATATAGATTGTGAAAAGGTTAGGTATCAAACATTTAATAATTAGCTGTTATACTTTGTATTTTACCAACTCCTTTTCACTTTCTTTTTTACTAACTAAATAATAAATAATAAAAAATGGAAATTAAAGGAAAAATCAGTAAAATTTTACCGCTTGAAACAGGTATATCAAAAGCGGGTAAAGAATGGAAAAAGCAAGAAGTTATCTTAAAACAATTTGATAAATTTGAGACTGACGTGTGTATTACAGCTTTTGGTGATGACTCATTAAAAAAGCTAAATGGGTTTAATGTTGGCGATACAGTAAGTGCGTCAGTAAACATTAAAAGTAATGAGTTTAATGGCAAGTATTATACTAGTGTAAATGCTTGGCAATGGAACAATAAAAATTCAGAAAGTAATGAGGGTTTTGTTACTACTGATGATGATATAATGCCATTTTAAGATGATTGAAAAAGAAAACTTTAAAAATTTATGCAACCTTACTACAAGTCTAGTGGGGTTGCGTAAAGGCTCACTTTCTTATAAGAGCAGAGAGCAGAAATATCAAATACCAAGAAGCGTTGCTAGTGTTATAGCTAGAATGGTAGATGATATACACCCTACTGTAATAGCAAAAGAGATTAAAAGAGATAGGGTGTCTGTTTATCATTATGAAAAATGCCACGAATCTAATTATAGATCATTCCCTAAATACCGAGAAATATTTAATAAGGTCTATAACGCTTATTCAAATATTAAAGGTGATAAGAAAACATTTGCAGATTTAGGTCATTTAAAGCAATATCTAAAAGAGAATGGCATAACTAATAGCGATAAGCATCAAACAATTATTAGAATTACCTCTGGTGATGTTCAAGCTGATGTTAAGGTTTCATATAGAGAATTTTACGATCAATTAGAAAAGTGTAAGTTTGCATTGACAGATTGCAATTACAACTTAGAAATAATATAATGGAAAAACCTAATTACTACGCTATCATTCCTGCTGAGGTAAGATATTCAAACTTAAAGCCTAATGCTAAACTATTGTACGGAGAGATAACAGCATTAAGTGGAAAGCTTGGATACTGCTATGCAACCAACAATTACTTTGCGGAGTTGTATGGTGTGAGTAAAAACACTATAAGCAGTTGGATTAGTGATTTAAAAAAATTAGGTTTTATAAATGTATTAATAGAAAGAAACTCTAACAAACAGATAATAAAAAGATGTATAGGTATCACGAAAAAGATTGATACCCCTATACTGAAAAAGCTGAAAGGTAATAATACAAGTATTAATAATACAAGTAATATAAATATAACAAAGGAAAAATTTATTGCTGAGGTTATGACTTTTGATTATCCTAAAGAAATGTTAGAGGACTTCATAAACTATTGGACAGAAGGTAAAAAGAAAATGAGATACCAAAAACAAAGCACATTTGAAATAAAATTAAGATTATTGCGTTGGGAAAAGAATCAAAAAAACTGGGATACAAAAAAACCAACAATGAGTAAAATTGACAGTCAATTAAGCGAATATTTAAAAGGAAAAGAATACTTATGAAACCACTAAAACAAGAAAACTTACAAGAATTAATTGATAAAGTTTATGATTTAATTTATAAAACTAAAATTGAGATTGGTCACAATACAGATGGTAAAACTATTGCACAATTAAGTAGGTCATTTGCAAATGATTTAATAATAGAAAAAAGATTTGGTTATATGACTTTTAATCAAATAGAAGATGCTTTTAGGTTAGGGGTTAGGTTTGCTAAAGATGAACCTTTTTTAAACATTAGAACGTTTTATAAATGGGTTAATGCTCATAAATTAGTAATTGATGATGCAGAACATCAAGTAAGAGAATTAGATATGCCAAAAGATAAAGTGCCATATTATCAAGAACCGATAAGATTATTAAAATGATAGGTTGGGTAATAATCGTAGCAATAGTGCTGCATATAAACTATAAATTAAAAGAATGAAAACAAAAGAAAAAGTAAAATTTTGGCTAGACAAATATCCTCATTTAAGAGATGACGATAACAAACTATGCTGCAACATTTGGAATGAAGAAATTAAAAAAATGATAATTGAAAGAAACTCAACTTACAGAGATTTTTTAAGATTATATGCAGCAGGACAATTAACAGCAGCCACTAGCATTAGACGTGCTAGAGCAAAGTTGCAAGAAGAGTATCCTACATATAGGGGAGAAAAGTACAAGCTTAGGAAAGGTGAAATACAAAATGAATATTTAAAAGAAAATGGCTACCAAGTCAATAAGTAAATTAAAAAAAGAACTTGATAAATGGTTTAGTCTTTTTATAAGGCTAAGAGACGCCACTAATGAAGGTATGGTTCAATGTATAACCTCTGGAAGAATTTACCATTATAAAAAAATTCATGCAGGTCATTTTATGTCAAGACGTCACATGTCAACTAGATGGTGCGAAATTAATGTAGCTCCACAGAGTGCCGCAGATAATTTATTTGGTCAAGGTGAACAGTATAAATTCAGTATTGCATTAGATCACAAATATGGAGAGGGAACAGCAGAAGAGTTGCAAATAAAATCAAGACAAATATGTAAAATGTCTAGGGTTGATTATGAAGAAAAAATAAGTTATTACAAAGAAGCTGTTAAAAACTTAAAGAAAGAAAAGGGAATTGAATAAACTTTTATTTTAATTTAGCCGTATGCACACTCCGATTTATTCAAGCGAAGAACATAGATTAATAGTTGAGTCTTATATTACAATGTGCAAACAGTTTACAGAAGAGGTAGCATCCCAAGCAAGATACAAGAATTATTTAGAGGTCATTGATTTAATAGTAGAATATTCTAACGGATATGGTGAAGGGGTAAGAGAAAACAATTTTTACGATTGGATAGTAATCTTACCAATAAACATATCAGTTGCAACAAGTGG